ATGGCCAGCCTTGTGGCACTGTTAGCGCCATTGCCAATGATCAGGTCGCCCGTGCTGGTGATGGGCGACAAGGCGTTAAACGCTGCGCCAGCGGTTGTTTGGCCAGTGCCACCGTTAAGGATAGGCAAAGCCGTTCCTGAGTAGGTGATGGCCAAGGTGCCCGACGAAGTAATTGGCGAGCCGGTGATTGACAAGAACGACGGCACGGTGGCGGCCACCGATGTGACCGTGCCACCAGGGTTGCTGGAGTTGATCGTCTGGTTTGGCCAAGTGCCTGTGATGCTGACGTTGGTGCCTGCAACCAGCGCGGGTGTGGCCGTGCCTGTACCGCCGTTGGCCACGGCCACAGTGCCTGTGACGTTGGCCGCTGTGCCGGTGGTGTTCTGGTTAAAGGTTGGCCAAGTGAACGTGCCAATGCTGAAGTCCCCCGATTGCGGAACGCCAAGGATCGGTGTCACCAAGGTGGGCGAAGTAGCAAACACCAGCAAGCCAGTGCCGGTTTCGTCCGTCATTGCCGCCGCCAAATTGGCGCTGGACGGCGTGGCCAAGAAGGTTGCTACGCCCGTGGCCAAACCCGTGATTGAGCCCACCGCAGGCGTGATCGTGGTGTTGGTAACACCTGTGACCTGGCCTTGCGCGTTGGTGGTCAATACCGGCGTTTGTGTGGCCGAGCCGTAGGTGCCCGCCGTGCCGATATTTGTAATCGAAAACTGGTTGGTAATTAGGGATAACCCTGTACCAGCAGTGTATGTTTGCACCGCAGCAAACTCAATGAACACCAGCGCCGTGGTGCCGACTGTGATTGGCAACGGAGTCTGTTGCACCCAAGAAGTGTTGGCGTTGTCTGTGCCTGATATGACAAGAAAGAAGTCGCCTTGGTCAATTTGGTCAACACCAGAACCGGCGGTATCAAAGTCAGTTGCTCTGGTCAGAATGTAAGGTAGCGACGCAGTACCTGCTTGGGTCAACGTGTACGCACCGTTGTTTGCCCCCGCAGATTCATCTTTAACCAGTATGCGTTTGCCAACATCGCCCACAACAAATGTGTAGCCGTCAATGGTCAGTGTGCCGTTGGCGTTGGCCGTCAAAGTTGCGCCTACGCCGCCAGTGCCGTTGTTGTACGTATTGGCCGCCAAAGCTGCCGTGGTTGCGTAGTTACATGCAGCATGGAAATTGATGCCAGTAGCAAGACTGTCAACGTAAGACTTGTTGGCAATATCGTTGCTTGATGTGGGCGCGGTGGTGATCGTGCCGCTGGTCAGCGTGACCGATGTGATGTCAGTGTTGGCACCTTTGAGCGCAAATGGCGCGCCGCCCGCTGATGTGGAGCCTGTGCCGCCACTGCCAATCGCCAAGATACCACCAAGGGTAATAGTGCCGCTGCTGGTGATTGGGCCACCGCTGGCGGTCAAGCCTGTGGTGCCGCCTGACACATCGACCGATGTGACCGTGCCTGAACCGCCGCCCGCAATTGCAGGTGTTGGAGGAGGCGCGAGTTGCAAGTCATCCAAAGATGTCTGGTTGTTGCCACCGCCAACCAAAGTGAATATGTTCAGAAAAAACCGATACCACTCACGCGACATCAACCCCGTGCGAGGGTCGATAAACTCGACCCGCGACGAAGGTAGGTTCGTTATATTAAGTTGTTCAGGCATTGGTCGGGCTCAGAATCAATTCAGCGCCCATAATGGCGACCTTTACAGGATCGGTGCCAGACACTTCATAGACCCTATCCCGCAGCTTAAGCGTCATGCCAAGCCGACGCCAGAACACCCGCTGGTAGTACGCGCCGATCTTGCCCATTGGTGACCAATGCTCACTACTCCAAGTGTGGCCACCATCATCTGACCAACGCAACATGACCTGCGGGTCATTGCCTTGGCCAGTGGCCAAACCAGTGCCGGATTCGCAATCCAATTGCAAACTGTGGTGGGCGGTACGCTTGAGGTTGTTCTGGCCGCTGGGCAAGGCTCGCCATGACCGCAACCATTTTTGAGGCTCATCATAGTCGGCGTAGACATCCAAGGTCATTTTGTAAATGTTGCCATTTTCAAAGTCACCAACAATGGTGTTGCCAATAAAGTTGCATTGGCAGTTAGACCGATGACGGGTAAAAGAACCGTTGTCCCAGCCAGCACGTTCATGCCACGCTTGGGTGGCCACGTCGTAGACCCATGTGGCGTTACCTGTAGGGAACGTCAGCACGTAAAAAGCGTGGCCTTCTTGTTGGTATGTGTAGGCCACCGCGTCTGAAATGTTGCCGTATTGAGCAATTGCATACTCAATGGCGTGGGTTGATACGCGCTGGCCGGTGTAGCCGTTTGCTCGGTAGACAATACCTTGGCCACGGGCATCAGTGCCCAACCAAAACAAACCGTTGTCTAGCTTGGCCACTGAGAACGCAGCTACACAGCCAATTTCGTTGAAAGCACCTTGAATGCGGGTCAACGGGAAGTCGGCCAAGCCAGCGTCGTACCAGACTTCAATTGAGTCGGTGCCAAACATCCATGCTTCACGGTGGTCTATGTTGATGGCCACCAAGCCGTCGGGTGAGCCTTCAGTGCTGGCAAAGTCCAGCGGATCGACCGACAGACCATCCAACAGCGACGTCACCCACACCTTTTGGCTGTCGGGCTCATTGAACACAAAATAACCGTCCAAATAGCCTACAGTCACCGCGCCAGGGAAATCTGGGTCAGTGATCTGTTGAAACACATCGGTGACTTCGTTGTAGATGTAGCTGTCAGGGTTGCAGGCAAAGAAAAGCTGGGTTCCGTTGTCAGCAATAGACACGGGGCCCGTGCCGGTCACATTACCCAAAAAAGTGGGCGCAGATGTCATACCGTCAAGTTTGTAGACCTCATTGCCAGACACCACAAAGATGTTTGACCCATTGGTTTGGTGCGCCCAAAGGGCACGAATGGGGCCTGTGCCAATTGTTTGCAAAAATTCCAATCCAGGGCAACGCGTCAAAAAAGCCGCAGTTTTGCCACCGTCTGGCGTGGCTTCTGGATACAGATTGACCATGCGGTTGTCGGCAGCGTTGATGCTGCGAGCAACATAGCTGGAGCCAAGAATTGGGGTTTGCATTAAGGTCTTTCAACTGGCATATCGTACTGCGTAGCAAACGGGCTTTTAGCGCCTCGCCCTCGCATTACCGCGTGTTCGTAGGCTTTTTTCCATATGGCATCTGTAGCAGGTTTGCCAGCTAATAGATGGTCTAATTCATCTTTAGATAGTGTAGGAACCAATAAAGGAAAATGAATGCCTTCCATTTCACCAGCTAACTCAGTAGAGTAAGAAGGCTTACCTTCCTCACCTACTGAAGGCAATGACCCAAAATAACCCAAACCTTTGTATCCTGGTGCGCCTCCTTCACGAGGAATACGAGGTGTATTTTGCCAAGCTAACATATTGACAAAAGCAGCGTTATTAAGTTTATTAGTTGCCATAATAACCTTTAATAGTTACCAGCAAAAATATTAAACCGCTGACGTGAAGACACAATGGCGTAAGGCATTGACATGATGTCGTCAGGATTGTTGATGCGCTTGAGATTGCGCTTGGATGTCATTGCAATGCGTTGCACTTGCGGGCTTGGCTCCACGCCAAACTCAGGTGCGATTTCCATCGCCAAGTTATAAACAAACGCCCGCAAGTAGCCTGGAGGAAACAAGATATTGGTCACCAAATTGGCAGGCTCACTTAACTTTTGCACACTGATAAAGTGCCATTCCAAGTCCCGTGTAGGCTGCGGGTAAACAGTCATCGTAACGTCAGGGTAGGTCATGTTGACAAAAATGACCTGTGGGTACGTTGATGTGACGGTCTTAACAGCAATGCCGTCGTACTGCTGTTGATTGATGAACTTAATGCCGTAAGACACATTGGTGCCAGCATCGCGGTAATAGGTGGCGTCATCCAGCAATACGGGCCGGTTGCCTACAAAATTACCTGACGGGCCAAGAGTGCGCGTAATTTGACCCGCAGGCCAAGTAAATGTCTGGTCTTGGGTGCTAAAAACCGACAAGCGTTCGGTGTTCCATGAATCAATCATCTGATTCAGCGCCATCAAAGCGTCTTGGGACACGGACGCAGAAGGTGTCTCACCTTCAGCCAACACACCAAGCAATCGCAATGCTCTATTGATTTGATCGCCAGCGGTATAGATGGCCATGTTTATGCTCCTTGTTCGACCACCTCTGTGGGTCGGCTACGACGACGTTTGACTTCCAGTTCGTTGACGACAGGAGCCGCCTCAGCAGGCGTGTCTAAAGTATATCGCACCCAGCCATTTTTTTCATCAAACTCAGCTTCCATTTCCATGTAAGCTATTTTTCGGCCATGAATTTTGTGCTGAAGATAAATTTGCATATGAAGAAGGGGCTGTTTAGGCCCCTATTTGGTTTAAGACAACAAACCAAGAGTTTGAAGTTTAGTTTCTAATTGCGTTACGCGGGCTTGCAAATTTGCAATCACCGACAACACTGAATTACCCTCATCTTTGGTAACAAAACCAAATGGGGTTGTTTGAGTCAAGTCTTGAATTGCAAAGTCTGGCGTACCAGGTGCAGTAGACGTGATTGTAGTTAAGGCAGCAGTGTTGGCCGCAGGCTTAGTTGTTGGAGTAGCACCGTAGAAACCAGCAGTTCCACCAGATTTACCCATGACTGCGCCGTCAAGTTGTGCATCTTCAAATGCAACGCCTACAGCTTTTGTATTTGGCATGATTTTTTTCCTTTAAAAAATAGGGGCCGAAGCCCCCATTTAGGTTTAAGACACGCGATAAATTGAGTACGCTGCGTCACCTGTTTTGCGGAAACGGAACGTGCCAGATGTGTTGTTGGTTTTGGTCAGCGCATCTTGGATCACGTCGTTACCGACTAGGGTGTTGCCCGTGCCAGCAGTAAAGGTCACGTCATTTGCTGCGTTATCACCAATGTTGATGAAAGAGCAATCAAATGTCGAGCCAACTTTAAGGCTAGAGAATGCAGCGTCAAGCAATGCACCTGTTGGAAACACATAGGTACCTGCGTCTGTGCCGCCGGAGTCCATAGTGCACACACCAGCAGCCAAATTTTCTGCGGTGATAGTGACAGACGCGCCGGTCAATGCGACAGGTGCGCTAGTGTTGTAAAAACTGATTTCGCCAAGATTGCCGTCACCAACTTGGTAACCGTTTGCGCCGTTAGGTAATGTAGCCATGATTTATTCCTTAAAAAAGTTTTTGATCAACCCCAGATGCGGCAAGCCATCTGTGGACGAATAGTGCTGAAGCCATACAGTACGTCAATACGGCAAGGCATACGGTCGTTGTTGATGTCGTACTGACGAACAACGCGCAAGCTAATACCGTTATGAACTGCGCGAGCAGCCATATCGACACCTTGGGGCAGCAACAAGTCGGCGGTCGCAAAAGTGATCGCATCTTTGTGGTAGACCAAGTTCTGAGCGTAGGCAGTAGAAGCAGCACCAACGAATGTCACGGCCTTGCTAGTAGCAGGCAGCACGTTCATAGTGGCTAGTGCGTGGCTGGCCGAATACATAGGCGCAACAGTCACAGTCCAAGTACCAGCGACAGCAGTGGCAGCAGCCAAAGCTACGAACTGGAACAAAGAGCCAGTGGTTTCACGGGTCTGTGGGTTGACAGCAAAGCAGTCAGCAATAGTGAACACGTCGCCAGCAGCGATGGTAGTGGTCACAGAGCCTTGAGCCAATGTCAAAGTGGAAGAGCCTTCAGAAGTCACAGCGGCGCTGGTTGTAGTGGATGCAGAAGCATCACGTGAGCCAGTGGTGTGCTGCTTGATTGACTGAGACATGTTGACTTCGTCAAAGCCCAACACGCCAGTGCCCATCATGCCGTTCTTGAACTGCTTGCTGATAGTGTCGGTGGGGTTGAACAAACCTTTCATGCCTTCAACCAAACCAGCGTTAGCGGCAGGGTTGACGGTAGCGTAACGTGGTGACATCACGGCAGCGTTCTCGTTCAGCTTCTGTTGGGCTTGCAACAAGACCAAAGAAGTAGAAGGAGTGGTGCCTGGGGTGCCAACGGTGTTACCGATGGTTTTGTACGCATTGGCAACGTCAGCATCAATGCTAGAGGCCAACTGGCTGATACGAGGCTTCAACACACGCTCTGCAAAGTCGTC